GCAGACGTTGCTTCCGCTCTAACCATGGCTGGTGTACTTGATTACACCCCTGCACTCAACGCTAACCTCAACGTTGATGACACTGGTAACACCTTCGCTGGTGTTCTCCAAGGTAAGTATCGTGTATACATCGATCCTTATTCTGCAAACCTCAATGCTAACAACACTGGTGTTGACCAGTACTACGTTGTTGGATACAAGGGTTCCAGCGCTTATGACGCAGGTCTCTTCTATTGCCCATATGTTCCTCTCCAGATGGTTCGTGCCGTCGGTCAGGACACCTTCCAACCAAAAATTGGCTTCAAGACCCGTTATGGTATTGTCGCCAACCCATTTGCAGAAGGAACCGAGCAAGGTCTTGGAAGACTCCTCCTCAACAGCAACCGTTACTACAGAAGAGTCAAGGTCGCAAACCTCATGTGATTCATTTCACAACTCTTCAGAACATGGGGTCCGAAAGGACCCTTTTTTATTGTCTAAATAAAATACAAGGTTGATTTAAAAGAAATGAAACCAACTCCAAGAGAACTCAAAGAAGCAAATAGAAACTATGAAATGGTTTCTGAATATCTAATCCGTGAAGGATATGCCACCGACAAAGATGGTGCAGATAGCATTATTCACGGTATGAGTGAAGAATGGTATAACATTATCGTTTCCGAATGATATGGATGCTTTTGGGAAACAAATAGCAAATAGAAATTTCCTAAGTGTCTCTGGATTCAAATTTAATTTAGCTAGAGCACCAAAAGTAGATTTCTTCTCACAATCAGCCAATGTGCCTGGAATAAATCTTGGTGCAGCTATACAACCAACATATCTTAAAGATATTCCAATTCCAGGAGATAAGTTGGTATTTGATGATTTTCAATTGACTTTTATTATTGATGAAAATTTAGAAAATTACAATATAATCCAAAATTGGATGAGAGGACTTGGGTATCCAGATACTGTTTATGAGTATATGGAATGGATGTTAAGTGATCCAGCAAATCCAACCCAAGATCCAAATGTTTCAGATGGTTCTTTAATTGTTTATAATAGTAATTTCCAACCATCAAGTGTTGTAACTTTTCAAGCAATGTGGCCATCTTCACTTTCTGAAATTGATTTTACTGCTGCTAGTGGTGATGTTGAATATGCAGTTGCGACTGTAACCTTTAAGTATGCTCTTTATAATTTAACCAACTATGAACCTTGATGAAATTCAAAACCTTTGGGAACAAGACTCAAAAATTGATGAAGACAATCTCCACACAGAGTCCACAAAAATTCCAAGTCTTCATGCAAAATACTATAAGTTATTCAACAATATCCTAACTCTGAAGAAAGCTCAGGAAAACAAATATAAGATTTTAAAGAAAGAAAAATGGCAATATTACACAGGTAAAGCAGAACCTGATGTATACATTGAAAAACCATTTGATCATAAGGTGTTAAAGAATGATTTAGACAAATATCTAGATGCAGATGAAGACTTAATTAAATGTCAAACCAAAATTGAATATTATCAGATGATGTTGAATTACCTGGACAGCATCATCAAAACTATATTAAATAGAACATACCAACTGAAAAATGCCATTGAGTGGCAGAAATTTATTAGAGGTTATGACTGATATTGTAATTGCGAAAAAGAATGAAGTTTTCCTGAAAATTAAGGCAGAACCACACGTTTATCAGGAACTATCTGAACACTTTACTTTTGATGTACCAGGGGCTAAGTTTATGCCCCAGTACAGAAGTAAATATTGGGATGGAAAGATTCGTCTTTTCTCAACACATACTGGCGAGATCTACGTTGGTTTGTTAGATAAAGTTTGTGCATGGGCAAAGAGATACGATTACAATATTGAATTTGAAAATAATAAGTTTTATGGAACTCCTTTAGAAGAGAATGAGATGATCTCCTATGAAGGAGTCAAGGATTACATGACTCGCATCTCAAAACATAAACCAAGAGATTATCAAGTTGATGCAGTTTATGATGCACTCAGATATAATCGTAAACTTTTAATCTCACCGACTGCATCGGGCAAATCATTGATGATTTATTCTGTTGTTAGATACTTTGCAGAAAGAGATAAAAAAATTCTTCTAGTAGTTCCTACAACATCTCTGGTGGAACAAATGTATAAAGACTTTGTAGATTATGGATGGAACGCTGAAGACTTCTGTCATCGCATCTACAGTGGTCGTGAGAAGACGAACGAGTTTCCTGTAGTCATTACCACTTGGCAGTCCATTTATAAGTTACCTAGAAAGTTTTTTGATAGTTTTGATGTAGTCATTGGAGATGAGGCTCATCAATTTAAATCCAAATCATTAGTCAGTATAATGACTAAAATGGATAATACAAAATATAGATTTGGATTTACTGGAACACTCGATGGAACTCAGACACATAAATGGGTATTAGAAGGATTGTTTGGTCCATCATATAAAGTAACACAGACAAAAGAACTTATTGATAAAGGACATCTCTCTAAATTACAAATTAAAATTGTTATTCTCAAACACAATCCACAAGAGTTTGAAAATTTTGAAGATGAAGTTCAATTCATTATTGGTCATCAAAAACGAAACAACTTCATTAAAAACCTTGCATTAGATCTCAAAGGAAACACTCTTGTTTTATTTTCAAGAGTTGAATCTCACGGTCAACCATTATACGAATCAATAAATAATTCCGTAAAGGAAGGTCGTAGAGTATTTTATGTTCACGGTGGAGTTGGTGCCGAAGAAAGAGAATTAGTTAGAGAAATCGTTGACAAAGAAGATAATGCAATTATTGTTGCATCTTATGGAACGTTCTCAACTGGTATTAACATTAAAAATCTACACAATGTAATTTTTGCATCACCATCTAAATCTAGAATACGTAATTTACAATCCATCGGAAGAGTTCTAAGAAAAGGAAACAACAAAACTCAAGCAGTCTTATATGATATTGCTGATGATTGTACCAAAAACTCAAGAAAAAATTATACATTAAATCATCTCATTGAAAGAGTAAAAATTTACAATGAAGAGAGTTTTAATTATGAATTTGTACAAGTAAATTTAAAGGAATGATGGAAGAAGATTTTTATGCAGTAATCAAATTAGTATCTGGAGAAGAAATATTTTCCATAGTTTGTCCTTCTGAAGAAGATGGTAGAACTATGTTAATTCTTAATAATCCAGTGACAATAGAAGTTATTGTAATGAAACAACTTGGAATGCAAGGATATAAAATAGATCCTTGGTTAAAGTTTGCTGATGATGATACATTTTTATTGAATATGGATAAAGTTCTTACTATTAGTGAAGTAAGTGATGAAGAAACTATAGAAATGTATCATAAGTTTTTAAGACAACAAAAAAATAAAGATTCTGATAACAGACTTACTTCTGAAATGGGATATATTTCTTCAGTAGCTGAAGCAAGAAAAAGACTTGAAAATCTTTATAAAGGTAAAAGCCAAGATACTAAAGAAAGCTAATCTTTGAAACTCCACAGAGTAATTGTACAAGTTATTAGGGGCTGTTGTCAATAGGTGTTCATAATGTTATAATTTAAACAACTTAAGATAAAAGGGACTTATGGACTTATGCAAGCACCAAAAAGAAAAAGATCAGAACACTACGTTAACAATAAAGAATTTCTAGAAGCTATTGTTGAGTACAAAAGAAAGGTAAAAGTCGCACTGGACGCTGGTGAACCGAAACCTCGTATTACCAACTATCTTGGTGAGTGTTTCCTGAAGATTGCTACGCACCTGTCTTATAAACCAAACTTTGTTAATTATATGTTCCGTGAGGACATGATCTGTGATGGAATCGAAAATTGCGTTCAATACATTCATAATTTTAATCCTGAGAAATCCTCGAATCCTTTTGCTTACTTTACGCAGATCATTCATTATGCGTTTCTCCGTAGAATCCAGAAGGAGAAAAAACAGATGGAGATCAGAAGTAAAATCATTGAGAGGTCTGGTTACGATGAAGTGTTCACGGTAGACGATGATTACGGTAACTCTTCCGACTATAATAGTATTAAAGATTCTATTCAAACAAAAATGTATCAATGACCTTAGTTGCATGTGTGACTGACACCCATTATGGTGCCAGAAAAGGTAGCAAAACCTTTCA